AAATATACAGATAGAGATACTAATAATGTGCATTCGTGTTCTGAATCACTTGAAGAGACCCCCGAAGAGTTCTTCGAAAGAGCATGGCAGTACTACCCTAACAAGCGAGGGAAAGGTCAAGTGTCCGAGAAGTCGAAAGAGCGATTAATGAGCCATGGCTGGGATAATGTCAAACGTGCCATTGATAGATACCTTGAGGACTTGAAGAAGGACGAGTGGAGACAAGCGCAGAACGGAAGCACATTCTTCAACAGCGGATACATAGATTATCTCGATGAGAACTACACACCGCCAATGAACCCGAAGCTTGATTACAGCAAGACCGACTTAGACGACTTGTTTTAAGGGTGGTGGAATGGTGAAGCACGGAAGAGTGTAGGCCAGGAAAAGAAAAGTTTAGGCAACGGAAGGGATAAGAAGTGTCTAGAATGGCGATGGAATAGCATAGCGATGATTGCCAAAGGAACAGCGTAGACCAGTCACGGAGCTGAAAAGCGTAGCTTGGGCGAAGAAACGGTGCGAATAGCCGAGAATAGCATAGGAATAGTGGTGATAAGACAAGCGACGGAATAGTTTGGAAAAACGATGAATTGCGTGGGAAAAACATAGAGGCGAAAAGAGACGTTACGGAAGAGCATGGACAGGATATGTAGCGGAACAGCTTAGAAATGCATAGAGGCGTTTTGGAAAGGCGAAGGAATCGTCCTGAATGGTGAGGATTGGCTAAGGAATAGCACTGTAGCGATCGGTTTTGCGGAGGAACCGGATTGAGCCGCAAGGGAAATGAACTGTATCGAAAAGCGGAGCGAAGGAGTAGCTTGGAGTGGCATTGAACGGAAAAATCAGGAAGGAGAATGAATGAGAGAGTTAAGAGAAAACGAATACGTCCGGGATGGGACTATTTATTGTTCGGTGTGCAATACGCCGAAACAGGTGATGATTCACACGAAGAGGGGACTTCTGATTGTGGAACCAGGGTGTAAGTGCGTGGAAGAGTCACGAAACCTTGAAGAGCGGCGAAAACGAGAGGTGATAATCCAAAGGAACACAAAGTGCTGCTTTAAGGACTATGGAGAAGAGCAGAAGAGGGCATACAGTCGAACGCTTGAAGAGCTTGAAGAGAACGAGTACGTGGACAAGGCGAAAGGCTATGCTGACCATTTCGAGGACTTTTCGAGGGATGGGATAGGACTTCTGCTCACTGGCGGAGTAGGAACGGGGAAATCCACCATTGCCGCCGGAATAGCTAATACACTGCTTCAGAACGGCTACACTGCACGTTTTACGAACTTCTCATACATCGCAGAAGAGCTTGAAGGCTTGAAGGGCTATGAGAAGGTGGAAAAACTCATGAAGCTTGTACGGCATAGACTGCTTGTGATAGACGACTTCGGAATCGAGCGGCAAACATCGACAATGAAGGAGCTTGTCTACAAGGTCATAAACATGTGCTATGAAGCGAAAACGCCGCTTATTATCACAACGAACATACCGATCGCAGAATTCAAGAAATCAACCGATACGATGGACGAAAGATTATACGACCGAATTCTCGAACGGTGCCACCCAATAAAGATGGAGGGTGACAGCAGACGGAGAGAAGCGGTAAGAGCGGAGTTCCGCAGAAGGGAGGCTCTTCTCAATGCTAATTAATGGAGGATTGGGCGAACTTAGAGCGGGAACGGACAGGTATTATCGCTATGACGACGATAGAGAGTATGGAGTCGAGAAGCGCTTCACATGTGTTGTCGATGGGGAAGAGGTTGCATTCAGTGGCTGGGGAAAAACAGTCATACTGCCGAAAAGTGAAGCATTAGCAATCACCGGACTTCTCGCCGGAAGAGCAAAAGAAGCGCATGACTTCATCAGTTCTTATAAGGGGTCAAGCTGTGGATTACCGCTTGCTGAGATTGTAGGCGCACCGAATGAGAATAAGCCGAAGGATTGGGAACGGATCGCTGAAAGACTCAAACAGGGACAAATGAAGATTGAGTTTGCCGAACGGATTACTGGTGAATCAGTGGAAACACTGGAAAGATGGTTGAAAGAATAATGCTTTATAAGCTGAGCCTCGAAAAGGTGCGAAAGAAAACAATAACCGACGCAATGTACAGGATAGATGATGACGTTGGGAAAGATTGCCTAACTATTGTCTGCCGGGGAAAGGAAGTTGCGCTATGCAGAGGGAAAGAGAGTGTCCGACTTCCTTTGCAGGAATTGATTACACTACTTGACATGCTGGATAAACATTATGACTGCGTAAAGGACGCAATCGAGCTGTATCAAGAGAAGAACAGGGACACGATGAACTAGCCGTTATTACTTTAGATAAAACAAACAAAAAATCGACGTTAAAACAGTGAGAAGGAAAGTCCCGCCGTAAAAGGCGGGCAAGGAGGACAAAATGGAAACAATGAGAGTAAGACTGACATTCGTAGACGAGGTACTGGGAACGGCTTCCGGAGACCCAAAGATTCACGAAACGTACATCGCTTCTAATGCACCGGACGCAATGTCTCGAAAGGAAGAGGTTGAAATGCTGGGTGTAGATGAAGTCGTGGAGAAGGGAAAGACCGTATTTCCGAAGCTTGAGGACGGAACGCCGATCGCATGGAACTATCAGGTTAAGGGCTTCTTCAAGAGTGCGTGCTCGGCACTGAGAACACTTAAGGGAACACATAGCTCGAAGCTGAAAGCATACAAGAAACAGATTGACTTGAGAATCTTTGTTTTCGCCGACGTGAAAAATAAACAGAATAGAGCAATCCCGTTCACCGATTACGGCTTTATCGGAGACTGCCAGAGACCACTTAGAGCAAGTACCGCACAGGGTGAAAGAGTAGCGCTTTCCGATTCCGAATCATTACAGCCGGGAGCAAAGCTCGAATTTGATATTCTGATGCTTCAGGACGGCGATAGAGCACTTGTTGAAGAATGGCTTGATTATGGAATCCTGAACGGTTTCGGACAGTGGCGGAATTCCGGAAAAGGCGCTTTCACTTGGGAAGAGGTCGTGCAGTAGCACGGCTTCAACCGCAACGGAATTGAGTAGAGTTGAAATTCGAAGCAAGGGAAAGGCCACGCAAAGCTTAGGATTAGAATCGAATGGAGACGCATAGCAAAGGCGTTGCTGAGCAGAGAAACGCATGGGCCTAGATTGGCTACGCTATGGCAAAGCACGGAAGAGCAAAGGTAAAGAGCAGCAGCGTAAAGCGTTGGAGGCGAGAAGGTTTGCGGTGAAATGGCGAAGAGAGGTTAAGAACTGCCACGGAAGGTAAAGCAAGGCGGAGAAACGTAGCGGAAAAGATATGACGTGATTGGCAAGGGAACAGTGACGAGAGGTCAAGTTCAGAAAAGTAACGGCAAAGTAAAGCCCAGACTTGTCAGGCAAGGGAAAAGATTGGCGTAGATAAGCGTTGGAGAAGCTATGACACGCAGTGAAACGCACTGGAACGGAGTAGAAAGGTAAAGCGATGGACTAGAAGAGAATATCAATGCGCTGGCAAGGACAGGAATATAGCTGCGTTGGCATTGAGTGTTGTTGATTGGCGAAGGAATTGAAGAGCTATGAGGAGCTACACGAAGCAAAAGCGTTGAAGTGCAGAGCGGGGGGATTGAAAAGACATGAGCTGCAAAGCGATGGCTATGAATGGCCGGGAATAGCTGTGGAAAAGTTATGAAGGGAAATCATTCGCAACGGAGATACCCTTAAAACGGCTTTAAACGCCTGTAGAACGACTCAAAAGTGTAGAGTCGATAAATTATACCTTAAGACAAAAACGAGTAAAAGGAGGCCAAAATGAAAGAAAAAGAGAAAATGGAGAAGAGGGAAGAGTGCTTGCGGACGGCATGTGAGATTGTGAACGGAGCAAGGCAAGAATGCTACGGCGATGCAGAGGACAATTTTCAGGCGATCGCTACGTTGTGGGAAACATACCTTAAGACGACTGGGTGCGATGTAGTTATTAATTCAAAAGATGTGGCAATGATGATGATTCTGCTGAAGGTGGCGAGAGCTGCGGCTCCAGGAATCCACCTTGACAACTATATCGACATTTCCGGATATGCGGCGTGTGCATATGGAATCGACGGAATGTGCAGAAGTGACGACTAGGAGGATTACATGGACGCAACAGAAATGACATTAGCAAGGCTGATTAAGACCATGCGGACAGCGGAGGGATTAACGCAATCAGAGCTTGCAGAGGCGGTGTATTCGGACGTGAAGTCGATTCGAAGATGGGAACACGGCGAGAACATCACGTGGTACAAGTTTCTTGAGATAGCACATACACTGGGCTACATGGTGGATGTTGAAGTGAAAGGGGGTGCGGAGTAATGTTCATGGATTACGGTTTGATGTGGGGTGAACTGAGAGCGCAAATGGAAGAATTGCAGGAGAAGAAGGATTCTATCGACATTGAGGTTCTGCTTGCGGTCATGAACCAAATCGAATACTTAGAAGAACCTTGTGATTTGGAGGCGAGGGAGTGAGCAAGTATAACAGCAAGAAAACAGTTATTGACGGTCAGGTGTTCGACTCGAAGAAGGAAGCAAACCGCTATCAGGAGCTTCTACTGCTGGAAAAGGCTGGAGTGATTAAGAACCTGAGCAGACAAGTGAAGTTTGTGCTTATCCCAACTCAACGTGACGAGAACGGGAAGGTGATTGAGCGTGAATGTTCCTACAAGGCGGATTTCAAGTATGAAGAGGGGATTAAGACGGTTGTGGAGGACGTGAAAGGCTTCAGGACGAAGGAATACATTATTAAGCGGAAATTACTTTTATATCAGTACGGAATTAGAATCAGGGAGGTTTAGGAATGGAAATGAAATGGCATCCGATAGAGGCTGGAAGCATGAAGGGTGTACCGCGTGATAAAGATATAATCTTCACATTGCTTAATGAAGACACAGGAGAAATTTATACAGCAGTCGGCAAGGTCGACGAGCATACTCTCAAAAAGTACGGATTTGTAATGGTCGGTGTGACAACGTATCCGTTCGAAACAGAATTGTTTAAAGCGTGGGCTGAGCTTCCTGAACCGTTCGAACCAAAAGATTGCAACAAGTGTGCATACTGGAATGAGTGGACAGACGAATTCGGCGACGGATCTGCGGAGTGCGAGCTGCATAAGAATGTACCATTCACGAAAATCAAGTTTGGGAAGTGCCCGTTGGAGAAATAGTTGCACAAAAAGTTGCAAGTTGAGTAATTCGTTGCGTGATTACTCAAGAATTACTCAACAAATCACTCAAGACTATTGATGTATTAGTTGATGTATTAAGTCAAGGAATTAGTCAAGGACTTGCGGAAAAGCCTTGAAATACAAGCGTTTGAAGCGTGCTAGGAAGTTATAAGTTAGTCAAAGGATAAGTTTTAGAGAGCGTTAAATAAGCGTTAGGAGGTGTGAATAATGTTCAGAGATTATGAGTCGATGTGGGGTGAACTGAGAGCGCAAATGGAAGAATTGCAGGAGAAGAAGGATTCTATCGACATTGAGGTTCTGCTTGCGGTCATGAACCAAATCGAATACTTAGAAGAAACGGGTGATTTGGAGTTGAGATGGTGAGTATGGGAGGACTAATTATGAAGAATAGAGAAAAATTCAGAGAACAAATTTTAGAATGGGCGGTAGCTCCCGGGAGAGACATATGTGATTTTAAGAGAAAGGAAGTGCTTGCGCATTTCGGAAAAGAAGGCTGTGATGGCATTAGCTGTCCTTGGTGTGCCATCCTGTTAGACTTGTGGCTCGATGAAGAGTACAAAGAACCATCAAAAGTCGACTGGGACAAAGTCCCGGTTGACACGCTGGTGAGGGTGCGTGATGGCGAATATGAAAAGTGGAGATTACGGTACTTTAGTGGGTTCTTCGAGTACGACTCGCTAAAGTATGCAACATGGAACAGTGGTAGAACGAGCAAAACAGCAGAGGGAACGGACGATTTCACGACCTGGAGATACTGTGAACTGGTAGAGGAGGAAGAGGATGGTAGTAATTAAGACTGGAATGAGCGAACTTCCACAGGTGTGTGAGGAGTGCCGATATTATGGAGTTCGCCCGCATCCATATGACGGATGGATGGATATGTGCGAGCTGTGCGGAGAAAAACTCGATTGTAGAGGGGGCGGATGGGATTACGACGGCAACAAGAGAGCCGATAACTGCCCGCTGATGGAGGTTGAAGATGAATAAAAACAAGAAAGAATGCATTGATGATTTGAATTATATCAAAAAAGCGTTAATGGCAGGCACGCTATACCAGTATGATGCAATCATTTTCATTATCGACACGATTGCTCGATACTTGTTTGTAGATGCTGTCAATGAAGAAGACGTAATGCAGGTAGGGAGCTGAGAGTGGGGAGACAGTATAGCGAGCTTCCAAACGAGTTTTTCGAAGCCTGCTACTGGATGCAGAGCAGGGGAATACCTATGAGAGTTGCGGCGGAGTTGGCAGGAATACCCACTTCAACATTCCACCGCAACTACCCATACTGGGAAGGCTACATTTACGATTCAGACGGAAGGATTATAGGAGAGAAATGTTCAGAAAGAAAACGATAAGAAGGACACTTGAACAGCATGTGTTTAAAAACCAGCCTATCAAGACCGTGAAGGAGCTTTCGGAGCTCACCATGACAATTGCGCAGAACTACCACATGAAGTTAATGAGCGAAGACGAACTGATTGCGTACAAGGTAAATCGAATTGAAGGGGATGTTATGAATAGAAAACTTATTAACCAGTGGCAAAAAGATTTTCATGAAGTAGTAGAAAGCTTGGACGTTGAAAAATTCAAAACGTTCTACCGGATGTATCAGGATAACGTTTACGGCGGCAGACCAATGCCGACAAGCGATAAGGTAATCATGGCTTCAATGTGCAAGGTAGCGCTTGCGCTCACGACAATCTCGGAAGCAACGAAAAAGAAGGCTGATGAATGGCTTGAAGCGAACAATTTCACGACAGGGATATGGAAATGAGAAGGTATAGAATCAGCACCGACAAGGTGAGGAAGCGATTAGATGGCTCGTTCATCTATTCGTTAGACGATGGCGATGTTACGATTGCCTGCCGTGACAGGGAGGTAGCAATATTCCAAAAAGGAAATGCGGTCCGGATGCCGCTCGGTCAGCTCAAGTGGCTGCTGGATATGTGCGATGAGCACTACGACAATATCAAGTTTGCGGTTGAAATGTACATGCGGGCGAATCGTGATGAGATAGGAACAATAGAATAGGAGGTAACGAATGACAGAATATGCACAAATTGCGGATGCAAGGCTCCGAAAATTGGGCGAGGCGGAATGGGAAATCAAATCTTGTATGCAGCGGATAGAAGAACTGGAGAATGTAGCTCAATGTTGTGGGTCTTTGAACATCACCGACAAGGTGCAGAATTCTGTCACCGGTAACAAGATGGAGGAGGCTGTTGTTGAGCTGCTGGAAGAACAGGAGCGATTAAGGACGGTGGCTTCTAACTGGGTGCAGCTCAAAAGAGCTATAATATCGGAGCTTGAATCAATCAATCCAACTTATAGAGACGTCTTGACACGAAGATACATTCTTAAGCAAAGCACGGAAGAGGCGGCGAAAGAGTTAAACTACTCGGAATCGCACACCAAACGTCTCAAAAGGCAAGCGTTGGAATGCCTCGGAAGAGAAATTACAAATCATGATACCAGATGATACTTTCCCTTATGCTATTATGTATGTGGAACATAAGCAGTCCTTTCCCCAAGAATAAAATGAGGAATAGTCGGGAGCGACCGCCGAAAGGCGGTTGTTTTCTTGCAGGAATTCTCAAAAGTATATGGCAATCCACAGCAATCATTGGTATAATCACATTGAATATTTCTTTTATAATCGAAAGGGGAAAACAATGAGAAAGAAAATTATTGCGCTGCTTATGGTTGCCATGGTTGCAACGTTAGCCGGATGCGGTTCTTCCGGAACGAAGGAAACAAAGAAGGCGGAAGAAAAAAAGCCAACCTATGAATCCGTGTACAAAGAGTACAGTCAGAAGATGAAGGATGCTACACCGGGACTGATTGAGGAGTACAAGAAAGAGGCTGAGGGGGTATCCGATATTAACAAGCTGGCAAACATCTCAACGAAGAAGACAGAGAAACTTGCAAGCATATGCACAAAGGGCGGAAAGAGACTCGCCACAATCCACACAAAAGAAAACGACGATGAAGATAAGTACAATGAGTGGATGAACAAACTCACTGATGTATATCAGGATGAAGCACAGAAAATAACCGAAGCATACCAAGACAGTGTGATGGGATAAACACAATAATAGTCGGGGCGAAAATCGCTCCGGCTATTTTATTTAGTCAACCGCCGGGAGGCGGTTTTTTGATGCAAAAAATATGGAGGTCACATGAAAGTTGAATGTGTCAAAATCGGAAAAGTAAAGCCGTATGACAAGAACCCACGAAGGAACGATGATTCGGTGGAGTTTGTGGCAAATTCGATTAAGGAATTCGGCTTCCAGCAGCCTATTGTTGTTGACAAGGATATGGTTGTTATCGCCGGACACACAAGACTTAAGGCGGCGAAAAAATTAAAGTTGAAAGAAGTCCCGGTGATAGTAGCTGACAACCTAACAGACGAACAAGCAAAAGCCTATAGGCTTGCGGATAACAAGGTTTCGGAAACATCGGAATGGGACTTTGAACTGCTGGACGATGAGCTGAACCAGATTCTCAATATCGATATGGATGATTTCGGATTCGACTTCACGGAAGATGAAGAAGATGAAGAAGATGAAGAACCGGAAGAAAAACACAACGAAAGAGAACGGACCGGGAACGCTTACAACCTATCGGAATATGACCGAGTCAATGCGGTAGGCGACTATGATATTCCACGGCTGGACCCGGTAGATTACGTCCCAAAGGACTTGATACCGTTCAATTACATGTTAACAAGCAATGAATACGGCAGCAGTGTACACTTTTACGTTGATGATTATCAATTCGAACGTATATGGAACTGTCCGGATGAGTACCTAGATAAGATATCTGAGTTCGACTGCATGTTAACACCGGATTTCAGTTTGTATATGGAAATGCCTATTGCGATGCAGATATGGAACACGTACCGGAGCAGGCTTATTGGTCAGATGGCACAAAGGCGGGGGATAACGGTTATCCCAACGGTCAGTTGGTGCAGAGACAACAGTTTTGACTTCTGCTTTGACGGGCTGCCGGAGAGAGCTACACTGTCCATCTCAACAATCGGAATCAAAAAAGAAGATTATAACTTTGGCGTGTGGAAGGATGGAATGGATGAAATGCTGCTGAGATTGCAGCCGAAAAGGTTGTTGGTGTACGGCGGAAAAGTTCCATATGATTATGGCGATACGGAAGTAATTTATTATAAAAACAAGACGACCGAACGAATGAAACAGAAGGGAGATGTAGTATAATATGGGTGGTAGAGGAGCATCTGGAGGCGGAAGATTAGCCGGTGGTGGTTTGAATGCTGGCGACATAACGGGGCTAGAAGACCTTGTCAGCATGAGAGAGGGAAAACCACGAGAAATCGACGAAGTGTTATCTGTTGGTAAGGACGTGCACGACAAGTACGGAGAAGACATTGACAACTTGAGCGCAGCAACCCTCAAAGAAAGCAAATCCGGCGTGCTCGGATTCTTTGATGGTGGCGGTGGAATCGCTCTTAACAAGAGATATTTGGATTCAAAGAAAATGGATAAAGCAATAGACGAAGCGATAAGTGATGGTTATCATCCACCAAGAGGCAAGAAAACAGGGTTACAGTCAGTCGCAGCCCATGAATACGGTCACAAGCTGACGGAAGCGGCAGGAAGACGTCACGGAAAGTCGCTGGATGCCATGGCGGATGAAATTGTTAAAGAAGCAAGACAGACGACGGGGCATAGAGGTGTCGTAAAAATGGCATCCAAAATCAGTAAGTATGCAACGGTGAGCAATGCGGAGGCAGTCGCAGAAGCGTTCACGGATGTTTACTGCAACGGCGGAAGAGCCAAAAGGGAAAGTATCGCCATTGTAAACGCATTGGATAAGCGTTTTGGATTATAAGGAGGTAAGAAATGAAAAAGAACAGAGAAGTCACGTATTCGGAGCCGGTAGATTACATTCCTAAGGAGTTACGGAAGAAATACAAGCTCGGAGAGTTCGCCGATGAAGAGGACGAAGAAGAAGAGAAAAAGAAAAGCAAATAGCAAACTTGAAAGGGACTTCAAAGGAGGTCCCTTTTATAATGCGTGAACAAAAGGAGGCGTGGAAGGGTGGCACGCAAACAGTACGGCGTTCCATATCAAGGGAGTAAGTCGCAAATTGCCGAATGGGTAATAGATAATTTGCCGAAAGCGGGTGTACTAGTCGATTTGTTCGCAGGTGGTTGCGCAATAACAGATTGTGCATTGCAATCTGGAAAATGGAACAAAGTAATTGCCAACGACAAGGAAGGTTCCGGAATAGAGCTTTTCGTAAACGCAACACAGGGAAAATACAAGAATGAGTCTCGATGGATAAGTCGGGGCTTTTTTTATGAGAATAAAGAGACAGACCCATATATCAAATGGATATGGAGTTTTGGCAATGACGGAGAATCGTATTTATACTCAAAAGAGCGGGAAATGTGCTTAGAACCTATCTGGAAGATGATTTTTTCTGACAGTACAGAGGAGGCACGGAGACAGTGGAAAGAATTTTGCGGGAGGGGGCGAAAAAATATACCAGACCGTATTCAAAGCCTCGAAGGACTTGAAAGACTTAAAAAAATTGAAAGCCTTGAAACAAGCAGGATTAAGAAAAGTAGAGAAGACTATACAAAAGTTATTATTCCGGATAATTCGGTCATATATTGCGACCCGCCATATAAAGGCGTAAAAGGGTACAGCAAGTCAAAATTTGACTATGAAGCATTCTATGAATGGTGTACAAGGCAGAGCGTTCCGGTATACATATCAGAATATTCTATGCCGGAAGAGCTTTTTGAAGTTGTCGCCGAAAAGCCTAAGAGAAATACGCAATCGTCGACGAAAAATTTGTTAAGAATAGAGAAAATATACAAGCCACGAAAGATAGAGGTGAAATAAATGGCAAATGAAGAAAATCTAAAGCCGCCAACCACGAGCGAAGCACGAAACAGAGGCAAAAAAGGCGGCATCAAATCGGGTAAGGCACGAAAAGAGCGAAAGGCGATGAAAGAGACCGCCGAAATGATTCTAGGGCTTACTTTAAAGGACGGCACAGTAACCGACCTTGAAGACATTCAGAGCATGGCAGCAGCCAATGGGAAGAACATCACGGTTCAGGATGCAATCATCTTGAAGCAGGCACAAAAGGCGCTGAGAGGTGATATCAGAGCGGCGGAGTTCATCAGAGATACCAGCGGAAACAGACCGACCAACGAACAGAGAATGGATGTAGCCGTGGACAACGGATTCATCGAGGCACTGAACGCTGCAGTTGAGGAAGTGGAGCAATGTTCAAGTGGCAGCCATTAAGCCCGAAACAGTTCAACATCTTCTCATGGTGGAACAGCGGTAGCAAGTATTCCGATATGGACGGAATCATTGCGGATGGTTCCATCCGTTCCGGAAAGACCGTAGCAATGGGAACAAGCTTTATCATGTGGGCGATGGAGTCATTCGAGGGGGAGCAGTTCGCCATATGCGGCAAGACATTAGGAGCGCTAAGAAGAAACGTGCTCTCCCCGCTGCAGAATGTTTTACCGGATATGGGCTATGAGATATCAGAGAGCCGCATCGAAAACAAGTGGACGGTTAGGCACGGAGACAACGTGAACACCTTCTACTTGTTCGGAGGTAAAGACGAAAGCTCACAGAACCTTATTCAGGGCGCCACGCTTGCGGGGGTCCTATTCGACGAAGTGGCACTGATGCCTGAATCATTCGTGAATCAGGCAACAGCACGTTGTTCCGTAGAAGGTTCGAAATGGTGGTTCAACTGCAACCCGTCAACGCCGTTCCACTGGTTCAAGGTGAACTGGATAGACCGGAGGGAAGAAAAGAATCTTTTGTACCTGCATTTTGAATTGGACGACAACCGGAGCCTATCGGAGCATATCAAAGATAGATACCGGAGCATGTATCAAGGCGTGTTCTATCGGCGGTATATCCTCGGAGAGTGGGTAGCAGCGGAGGGCATTATCTATGATATGTTCAGTGAAAACAGGCACGTTACAAAGGAGAAATACAAGCCTGTGGGCAATATTTACGTGTCGTGCGATTACGGAATACAGAATGCAACTGTATTCCTTATGTGGGCGAAAATAAAAGGCATATGGACATGTATTCGTGAGTATTGCTATTCAGGAAGGGCAAACCTAAAGCAGAAAACGGATGCAGAATTTGTTCAAGACATGAAGATGTGGCTTGACGGCACGATTCCGAAAAGGATTATCGTGGACCCGTCAGCCACTTCTTTTATTGCAGAACTCAGGAAGAATGGTTACACGGTCAAGCGTGGCATGAACGACGTGCTGGACGGCATACGTTACACGTCAACAGCACTTGGAAGAGGAGAACTGATGTTCGTTTCTGATTGTGTGAATACCATTCGGGAGTTCCATTCTTATATGTGGGATTTGAAGTCAACGGATGCCGGAGAGGATAGACCACTGAAAGAGCATGACCACTGCATGGATGCGATGAGATATTTCACGTATACAATCATGAGACAAGAAAAAGTTAAAGTAAAAGGATTCAAAGAGGGAATCTAATGCATACAAAAAGACCATACGAATTACCAAAGCCAATCACGGCTGACCCGTCAATTCTGGAGCACGTCACGCCTCAGTTGATTGAGGGGTACATCAATAAGCACGAGAGCAAATTCAAGCGCTATGAATACCTTGAAAACCTATACAAGGGGTTTCACGACGTATATAGACAGCCGGAAAAGGAAAACTGGAAGCCCGACAACAGGCTGGCGGTAAACTTCCCTAGGTACATCACAGACACCTTCCTAGGCTATGCCTACGGCGTACCGATTAAGTGCACAGCACCGGAAGACTCAGAGAATGAGCGGCTGAAAGAATTCTATCGGGACAACGAAATGAACGACCACGATTCAGAGATGGCGAAAATGTGCTGCATCTATGGGCACGCATGGGAGTTCTTCTATCAGGACGAAGAGACCAATACCAAAGTAGTCGCCTATAATCCGAAAGACCTTTTTTGTGTCGTCGATGATACAGTGCAGCGCCGGGCACTGATGATGATTCAGTACGGGCGGCACACGGTGGACGGCGTGAACAACGGCGTGCTTTACGGAATGGCAGCCACGGCAGACACGATTTATTACTTTGATAACGGGAAGTTAACCGGCGACAAAGAGAACCCATACGGCTTAATCCCATGTGTCGAGTGGCGACTGAACGAGGAGCGCATCGGACTTTTTGAGGGAGTGGCTGGACTGGTGGAGACGTACAACAGGACACTGGGAGAGAAGGCGAATGATGTTGATGCTTTTGCAGAGGCTTATTTGGCTGTTATCGGGTCCGAGCTTGACGATGAAGACGTGTACCGCATCCGGGACAACCGAATCATTAACCTTTACGGCACAGACAACGCAAAGGATATCCTGGTTCAGTTCATGACCAAACCAACGGCAGACGGCACACAGGAAAATCTGCTGAACCGACTTGAAAATCTGATATATCAGATTTCTATGGTGGCGAACATCTCAGACGAACAGTTCGGAAACGCAAGCTCCGGTGTAGCTTTGGCTTACAAGCTGCAGGCAATGAGCAATCTCGCCGTGACTTTTGACCGGAAGATAGAAAAGAGCCTCAGGAAGCGCTTCAAGATATGGTCAAGTCTATCAACCAACGTGGCTGACAGAGAGGTGTGGCGTGATATCGATATCAAGTTTACCCGGAATCTTCCAAAGAATCTGCAAGAGGAAGCACAGACCGCTTCACAGCTGGAAGGTATCGTATCGAAGGAAACGCAGCTATCCGTGCTCTCCATCGTTCCGGACGTGAAGAAGGAAATTGAAAAGATGGAAAAGGAAGAAGAAGAGCAGATGCAGCAGTTGAGCATGTATCAGCAGACTACGGGGGCAGTAAATGACGAAAACAACGCAGGAAATATTTCTGGCGAAAACGAAGGAGAACCGGGACTACTGGAGAAGTAGAGAGGACCGGCAGGCGGTTGTAAACGAGCATACGATGAAAAACATCGATGCCGAAATTCAGCAGATTTACGAGCGGATGGTCCCGGAAATCCAAAAAGAAATTGAATCGTTCTATCAGAGGTACGCCGATAAAGAGGGAATCAGCCTAGCGGAAGCCAAAAAGAGAGTGTCGAAGTTCGATGTTAAGGCGTTCGAGGCAAGGGCTGCAAAAATGGTTAAAGACCGTGATTTCAGCGATGAGGCTAACGAGCTTATGCGGCTTTATAACGCAACCATGCGGATTAATCGGCTGGAGCTTCTAAAGGCGGATATCGGCTTGCATATGATAGACGGGTTCGACGATTTGGAAAAGCTGACCGGCGAAAGACTGACCGAGGAAGCCGTGAAGGAGTTCGAGAGGCAAGCGGGAATCTTAGGAAATGGCGTTAAAGGTGCATCCGAAAGAGCTAAAAGCCTAGTGGGGCAGTCTTTCATGAATGCCACATTCAGCGAACGCATATGGAGCAATCAGGAAGCCTTAAGAAATAAGCTATCCACGATACTCACAAAGGGATTGATTGGCGGTAAGAGTTATCAAAGTCTTGCGGCGGAGATTCGGAAGGATTTCAGCGTATCGGCAAGGGAAGCAATGAGACTGGTTCGAACTGAAATGGTCCGGGTGCAGACACAAGCTCAGATTGATTCGTTCAAGGCGAACGGATGGGAAGAGTTCGAATTCCTAGCATACGGCACGGCATCGTGTGAGATATGCAACGCCTTAAACAAAAAGCACTTCAAGATATCGGATTTTCAACCGGCAGAGAATGCGCCGCCTATGCATCCGAATTGCAGATGTAGGACGGCACCGTATGAGGATGAAGAAGAGTATCAGAAGTGGTTGGACTCGTTCGGAAATGGTAATAATGAGGATATCGGAAGCCCTTCCGGTGGCGGCACACCGATTGGAATTTACAAAGCAGGTAGTTTGGTGCTAGAATCGGTATTAGGAAAACCAATGACGCATGAAGAAGCAGATTCCGGTAATTGTAATCCGAACCATAAAGGAATAAAAAACGACCCATACTCTATAAACTGTCAATCTTGTGTTCCGGTGTACGAACTAAGAAGAAGAGGGTACAACGTGGAAGCGTTACCGAGGGGAACACTAGAGCAAGAAGTTCTTGCAGGTGGTGAGTGGAATTTTTGGAAGAATGCAGACGGTACAGCTTGCCGGGAAAGTGATACCATAAAGCCGCCAAAGGCGAACATGAGTCCTAATGAAATGGCAAGCTGGATGAATGATATCATCGGAGAAGGGCAGAGGTTTTCGTGGAGTTATTTTCACAAAAGTGGTTATGGTCACATCATTATTATACACAAAGACAACGGTAAACTTAGAATGTATGACCCGCAAACGAACATAAATTATACAGGCGAACAGTTCTTGGTAATGCTTAAAGAATATGGGGGAAGGAAAAACCGTTTATTCAGGCTAGATAATAAATTACCGATGGCGGAATATGCTGGAGGCATTATGAAGGAGCACAAGAAATGACAGATGCGGAAAGGCTAGAAGAATGGTATAGAAAGAACGGCATTCTGAAGGGGATAGAGTTTCATTTTGCGAATATCTATGATAATTATTACATACAAGAATTAGAAAAACCTATGTTTTTGGGGAGACCACCAATATACAAGGTTGAAGAAGATGGTTTCATATTTGTTCAAGGAGATGAATATGAACACGTTCTATGGGTGTATGAGGGTTCCCCGGAGCAAATCAAACCGGAAGATGTACCAGACTTCTTGAAGTAGTCTCAAAACGCATTTAGAAGCTCTACAGCGGTTTCAAAATGCACGCTTAATAAATAATTATACCTTTGAAGGAAAATCGCTCATTACAGGGCGATTTTTTGTATACCCTTTTTCTGGGGTGTCCAAGCATTTATGACACTAAACTGTATGGAATATCAAGCATTGCGATGTAAAACACATGGAGGAAATTATGGCAGAAGGAATGAACAATCAGAACACAAGCGCAAACACTGAACCGAATACCGAGCCGAACACTCAGACCGAGCCAACCGGCGGAGCGGACCCGGAAAAGAAGTATTCGGATGCAGACCTTGATAAAATCATCGGTCAGAAGTACGCAAAATGGAGCGAAAAGACCGATAAAGCTATCGAGGATGCCAAAGCGGAGGCGGTCAAGCTGGCAAAAATGAACGCAGAGCAGAAAGCCGCCTATGAATCAGAGCAGAAGGACCGCAAAATTGCGGAAATGGAAGCACAGCTGCAGAAAATCGCACTGGGCAAGGTTGCCGGTGAGATTCTCAAGGAGCAGGGCATGGATGCTACACAGGATATTCTGGACATGGTCGTAGGCACCACCGCAGAGGACACAAAAGCACAGGTGGAAGCGTTCGTGAAGCTGGTCAATGCACAGGTGGAAATCAGGGAAAGGCAGAGGGCGACAGGTACCACCCCGAAATCTTACACCGGGTCGGAACCGCTTAGTGAAATTGAACAGCGGATTGCAAAGTACAGGAAGTAAAAGGAGTAAATCATGGCAGGTGAAAACAATAATCAGGCAGTAAGACGTTATACCAAGGAGTTTAAGGACCTTATGCAGGCGGTATACAAGACCCGAGCGTACTTTGGAGACTTTTTCGGCGGCGAAATCGAGGCACTGGACGGAATTCAGGAGAATCAGACCGCATTCAGCGTTAAGACTTCCGACATTCCGGTAGCGGTAGGCACTTACAACACCGAGGAGAACACCGCATTCGGAACTGGAACGGGAAAGTCCAACAGATTCGGCAACAGAACCGAGATTATCTATACCAATTCGGATGTTCCTTACAGCTGGGGCTGGAGCTTCCACGAAGGAATCGACCGGAACACGGTTAACAACGACTTCGACACGGCGGTGGCTGACCGTCTTGAGCTGCAGGCTCAGGCAAAGACAACCCAGTTCAATACCCATCACGGAAAGTTCATTTCCGATAGCGCCGCTGAGACAATCGAGGCGGCAGCAATCACCGAGGAAGAGGTTGTAAAGGCATTCAACGCCCTTGCAAAGTACTTTGTGAACATTGGGGCTGTTGGCACAAAGGTAGCAAAGGTTACGCCGGATGTATGGAACATCATTGTTGATTCAAAGCTCATGACTACAGCAAAGGGTAGTTCTGTTAACGTGGACAACAACACCGTGAACACCTTCAAGGATTTTCAGCTTGAGGTTATTCCGGATGCAATGTTCCAGAAGAACGAGTGCATTTATGCTTACATCACCGGAATCGGCAAGGCATTCACCGGAATTCTGACGGCTAGAACCATCGAATCCGAGGATTTCGACGGCTTGGCACTGCAGGGCGCCGGAAAAGCGGGTGAGTACATTCTCCCGGCTAACAAGAAGGCGGTTGCAAAGGTTACAGCTACGGTAGCATAGGAGGTTAGTAATGGGTTATGTGGTTATTCATCGGTTCGCAGACACGCAGGATGTGACAGAAACGAAAAACGGTTCAATTCCGTACATTTATGAAATCGGTGACGAATTCCCACGAGCTGGAAAGCGTGTAAATAAGGGCAGAATTGAAGAGCTGGCGGGTTCGAAAAACAAGCCGGGCTTTCCGCTGATTGAGTACACCGAGGAGTGCAACACAAAGACCGTGAAAGGCAAAAGGACGAAGTAGTCAGAAAGGCACGACATGGAAGATTTGTTAGAATTGCTCAATATGCAAGATGCCGGAGACGAACAGAGGAAGAAGCTGCAAACCATTATGGATATCACAAGCGACAGACTGAAAGTAAAGCTGGGCACTGATGAGGTGCCCAGTCAGCTGTCCTACATCGTGACGGAGGTATCCATTATTCGATTCAACCGGATTGGTTCAGAGGGGCTTTCTTCCCATACAGTCGAGGGCGAATCACAAAGTTTCAGCGGAGACGACTTCACGCCGTATGAAGGCGACATTCAGGCGTGGATTGATGAAAACAAAGGCACGTCAAGAAGGGGGAGGATTCGGTTTATATGAGATTTGGTACACAGGTGTACTTTCGCATCGAAAAGTCAGATTACAACGCCCAGACGGGCGATTATGACCGTCTAGAGGTGTTTGAGGTGCCTAGAAGAGCTTCCGTCAATCAAACCGAAACCGCAATGATTCGAATGATATACGATAGCGTACCGCAGGAATCCTTGACGGTCCGGCTGCAAAACAAATATGAGAAGCCGTTCGACTATATCCGAATCGGCGAAAAGCTCTACAAGGTGGACAAGCGAATCGACTTATACACCAAACAAGCGTTCATTGTTTCGGAGGTGCAGCATGGGCGTTGATATTAAATGGGAAGGTCTCGACAAGCTGCAGGACAACTTAGAAAAAGCCGCCACACTGGACGACATTAAAAGAGTTGTACGGCACCAAGAAAAAACCTTGCTGGAGACAGCGCAAGAGCACGCCGTCAAAAAGTCAGCGGGCGGTGAATTTTACGGCGGTTATAGCGGAATTGAGCGGTCGCAGGGCGGAATTTATGACGACCTAAAGACGGACCTTTACCTAGAAGGTCTAGCGGTTGGCATTCAGTCGCTTAAGGACTATTCGGCTTGTGTCGAGTACGGAACAAGGCGGCAGCCACCGGAGCCGTTCATGGAGCCAACAGCACGAGAAGCGGGAGAGAAGTTTGTGAGAGATTTGAGGAAGTTATTTAAATGATGGATGCACAGCAAAGCCTTTTTACAGGGTTGAAAATGAAGATTGAAGCACTCGGATTAAGCGTGTATGACGGCGGTATGCCTTCTGAGGATGCGCCATACCCTTTTGTGTATCTCGCAGATAACACGATGCGGGATATTATGGTTAAGGGGAGCGGAATCGGCACGGTAACGCAAAACATCCACGTATGGCAGAACGATTCGAAAAAGAGAGGCACGCTCTCACGGATTGCTGCAGAAGTGATGGAGGTTTGCCGGGAGTTTGAGGAGTATGGCGGCACGGGCTACACATTGCGGAGCTTGAGTCAGAAAATCATATCAGACAACAGCACGGCGGAACCGTTGATGCACGCAATTATCGAGGCAGAATATTACTACAGCTAAAGAAGGAGAAGAATTATGGCAACAGCAATTGCAGGAAAGAAAATCATTTATCTTTACCGACTTCTCGAGGATGCATCGAAGGAAGCAGCAAAGCAGATTGCATTTGTAACCGAGAACGGCAGAACGAAGTCGAAGGATGCGGATTCTACAGCAACGAAGGACGGCACTATTCGGACCCCGGCAACAGCGGAGGTTGAAATCACGTGCACTTCCATTCTGGCAAAGGGTGACACCATGCTGGACAAGCTGGAATCTGCATTGGACAACGACAAATTGATTGAAGTATGGGAAGCAAACATGGATGAACCAGTTGAAAGTAAGACAAACCAGTACAAGGGCACTTACTTTCAGGGGTATCTCACCGAGATTGAGAGAACAGCCAACGCCGAGGACATGGTCGAGGTATCTCTCACCTTTGGTATCAACGGAGCGGGCGCAAAGGGCAACGTAACCGTAACAGACACGCAGGCAGACATGGCTTCCTATGTATTCAAAGACACTACAGTAGGAGCATAAGTTTTAAGCGGGCGGGGGACGATTGTTCCCCGCTTTTGGTATATGGAGGATTAATATGTACGATATTGAAATCAACGGCACATCATACCCGGTTAAGTTTGGAATGAATTTCATTAGAGAGATGAATCAGAGGGTTACTGTTTCCATGGATGCATGGGGCGGAAAAGAAGAGAATGTTGGACTGAATTATTACATCGCAAAGCTCATGGATGGGGACCTTGAAGCGCTGCAGCAGATTCTTTTTGTGGCGAATAAAACGGAGACTCCAAAGCTGAATATCTCCATTCTTAATGATTGGTTCGAGGATGATATGACCGATATTGACGAAGTGTTTAAGAAGGTGACCGATTTTTTATCGGAAGCGAACTGTACGAAGAAGGCGTACAGGACAATCAAGAAAGCGGTGGAAGAGCAGAATCAGAACTAACCCCCATGACCTTTGAAAAGCTGATAGAAAAAATCACGGAAGACTGCTTCCGGTTTTTTGGCTTCCGGAGTTTCGATGAAGTGGACCGGCTGACGTTCCCGGAATATGAGCTATTGTGTAAAGCTCACAAACTGAGCACGGTGGATAAAGATATGTGGGTTCACAAGCTCGCCTATCTGAACTTCATGGCTAAGGCAAGCCGGAAGGCAGGAAAGGCACGGACCAAACCAGTGTATGAAACGTTTGACAAGTTTTATGACTATCAGAAGGCACTGGAAAAGGTAGAACGGGAATACGACACGGAGCGGAACGAAAGATTCCTTGCTATCAGCAGAAAAATGAAAGAAGAAAGGAGGGAAGAATGAGCAGTAGCGACTACATTGTAACCGCCGTCCTAATGGCAAAGGATAGGAACTTTCAAAGTACTTTCGAAGCGGCAAACAAGACAACGCAAACTCTCGGAGGCAAGATTAAAAGCGGTCTCGGATTCGGAGCACTCGCCGGAATCGGCGCAAAGGCGGTTGGCGTTGTGGGAAGCGGTCTAAAAAGTCTTGTGTCAGAGCTGGATAATACAAACAGTGCGTGGACGTCTTTTGCATCCAACATGGCTATGTCAGGCATGGGCGACACGAAAATCAAGGAAACACAAAAGGACTTACAGTATTACGCAAAAAGGACCGTTTACACCTCAAAAGATATGGCGGCGACTTATGCGCAGCTATACGCAGTTAACCGGAAAACATCACCAAGCCTTGTTAAGGGTTTCGGAAACGTTGCGGCGGCGGCACAGAACCCGGCGCAGGCAATGAAAACCTTGTCTATGCAGGCGACCCAGATGGCGGCTAAACCTAAAGTTCAATGGGAAGATTTCAAACTGATTCTTGAGCAAACACCAGCCGGAATGTCAAAGGTGGCGAAAGCAATGGGCATGACTACCACAGAGCTTGTTAAGAATGTTCAAGACGGCAAAGTCAAGACAGAAGATTTCTTTAAGGCGATGGAGAAGCTGTCGACTGATAAAGACCTATCTAAGATGGCACAAAGCTATAAGACGATAGGGCAAGCGGCAGACGGCTTGACGGCTACACTGTCAGCAGGATTAGCGCCGGCATGGCAGAAGATTTCCGATGTTGCCATTGGTGGAATCACAAAGTTGATGGGCGTTGCAGATAAGGGAATCGGTGGACTATCGAAAATCTTCAAGGGAACCGGAAAACAGCTCGAAAAAACAGCAAATTCCTTTGAACGGTTCGCCGGTACCCTTAGCCGGAACAAAGGCGTGATGGATATGCTCAAATTAACGGCAAAAGCCACGTCAGCGGCTCTTAACGCCCTTCTTAAGGTCATTGAGAAGGTGTCTAACGGTCTGAGCAAGATGATTAAGATAGAGCCTAGACTTCCGGAGCTTGCCATGGGATTCGGTGCAATCAGCGCCATCATGAAAAAGACAACCGGAAAGGGACTTTTAAGGTCCATGGGTGAGCCACTTGTTAAGAAGCTGACCACAACGGTCAAAGGGTTGAACATCTTCAAGCGGAGCGCAAAAAAAGCCACTGAGGAAGTTGGTGAAACGCTGGCAGAAGGCGCCGCCGGAATGTCCAATGCAGGAAAGGCGGCATCCTCGACAGGTGAGACGGTCAAAAAGGCAGGAAGTACGCTAATGCAATCTGCAAAGACGTTCCTTGTGTTCGGTTTGGCAATCCTAACAGTAGCCGCAGGTTTTTGGGTGCTCTCACAAGCGGCGGCAACGGTAGCTAATGGAGGACCGGCAACAATCGCCGTGTTCTTTGGAATGATAGTAGCCATCGGAGCTTTAGCGCTTGTTTTCTCCACTCTCGGAGAGGGATTAAATGCAGCCATTCCGGGAATGGTCGCTTTTGGTGCTACAGTAGCACTTGTCGGTCTCGGTATTGCGCTTGTCGGTGTGGCTGTGTACTTAGTATGCGCCGGCATTGCTAAGCTTTCAGGGGCACTTCCGGCGATTGCCAAAAATGGAACATCGGCAGCAGTCGGACTTGTCGCATTAGCCGGTGGAATTCTGGCGGTTGCTTTAGCAGCAGCGGCGGCAGGTATCGTTCTTGTGGCTCTCGGGTCCGTGGCTGGCATTGCAGCCATGGGAATCGGTGTTTTACTGGCGGCAGGTGTTGTCGTAGCAGGGGTCATGCTCATGTTTGCGGGAGCATTAAAGCTTGTCAAAACGCAGGTATCGGGCATCGCATCGCAGGCAAAAAGAGCGGCATCCAGCTTGAAACAGATGGTTACAAGTGTGAGTGTCGTTAAGTCCGGATTAGGCGCACTTAAGAGCCTTGCATCTGGCGCAATGTCCGCCTTAAAGAGTGCTTTCAGTTCGGGAGCATCCGGGGCAAAATCGGCGGCGGCTTCCATCGGTAAGAATTTCCGTTCTGGCATCTCAAGCGGAATGAGAGGCGGAGTAAGCGCCGCAAGAAGCGGAATGCACGCAATCAATAGCGCAATGTCGGGAGAAGCCGGGAAGGCTCATACCGTAGGCGTTAACATCGGAAGGGGACTTGCTAATGGTATTCGTGCCGAAATTCCGGCAATCAGAGCGGCGGCGGCAGCAGCTTCAAGCGCTGCAACCGTAAAGATGCGGAAAACGACGAAGGAACATTCACCGTCAAGAGTAACCCGAAAGATTGGTGCATTCCTATCAGAGGGTCTTGTTATCGGTATGGAATCTAAGAAGCGTGATATCAGCCGTATGTCTGCAAAGCTGGCGAACATGGCTACACTGAGTCCTAGCAGAATGGCTTATGCTGGTGACTACAGTTTGAACGATACATGGGACTATACCAGTACCGCCAACTACGAAATCACGGTCGTGTCAGAGCTTGACGGAAAGGTGGTATCTAAGCAACTTGCGCCTACTATGCAGCAGGAACAGAACCGATTGACCAACAGAGCAAACAGAAGGAGAGGTATCAGATAGTGTACGTATTCCGAGACACAACGGAGGTAGGGACTTTATTGTCTCTACCTTCCGAGGCGGTAATGATTAACGGCGAATACATCGAAGATGAGAATTCATCGCTGTATATCGAAGGTTACCGCACATTGTATACAAAAGGCAGGGAGAGCCTTAAAAAGGACCTTAAAACAGAAGAAATCGGAAGCCGGAACGGAACGAAAATCAAAACGACAAGATATCCGGAGCGGGAAATTGTCGTTGGTTTTCAGCTTGTCGCAGAAGATAACGAATCGTTCCGGAGCGCCTTCAACAAGCTGAATGGGATTCTCGATAGAGAAGAGAGTCAGTTCATCTTTCATGATGAAGAGGATATGTTCTTTGTCGGAACGCCGTATTTTGAGGGCGATATCGAGGAAGGACGGAACGCCGTAAAGGGAGAGTGGACAATCTACTGTCAGGACCCGTTCAAGTATTCGGTTGATGAATATGAAGCGGAATCATTTACGGATATAGACGGAAATACAACCATGATGGTTGAATACGGCGGAACGGTCCCGGCGCATCCGACATTCAAAGCAAGTTTTTATACTACGAAGCCGGAAGTTGACGAAACCAACGCAGAAGATACCAGTTATCAAGGGAACGAGGATGAAAATCTGGGCGAACTGGGAAATTGTGGATACGTTGCGTTTTTTGACAGCAACGAACACATCTTGCAGTTTGGCGACCCGGATATTTCCATCGAGAAGCCGGTAGAAGTGCAGCCTATCAGGGTATCGCAGGAGTTCACGCAGGCAGGCAACTTTGGGAGCGCTATTCAGCAGTTATGGAAGCCAAACCAGAGCGGCACCGGGTATTCCGGCGCACCTATCGAGGGCGGTTTTTATGAAGCATATGGCGCCAATTCCACGCCTTCCGGAACTACCAGCGGGGCGATTATCGGCTATAAGTGGGATGCCAAAAAGAAAACATGGGTTTCAAGTCCGGTGTCTGACAGTTCAGGAAGTGCACCGAGCGTTAAATACAAGATGTACTACAAGGCGACCGGAAGAACAGCTAGTTCGGTTAAGCTCACGGTGGATATTACCGCCGTCGTTGGTTCAGTCAGCGGCAAGGTAAAGAAAAACTGGAAGAAAGCAAAGCTTCAAGCGGTAATCACGGTTGCTGGCAAGAGCCACACCAAGACAATCAAGGCAGGTGGTAAGTCATGGGGTAAGGGGTCTCACAAGGTGCCCTACACATTCACGGTGTCGGATATTCAAGCCGGGACCATTGACCTATCGTGCAAGGTGGAGGTGAAAGAATCCGGAGCCAAAGGGTCAGCCGGAAAGCTGAGTTCTCGGAGCGGAAACACAATCACAATCCCGACTTATACCGACAAAACACCGACCAACTACTTCTTGAAATCAAGCTATGGAGGCGTAACACAAAGCGGATGGCACGGGGCAACCATCACAAGGGAGTTACCGCCGGATGAGAACGGAACCAGCGGCGCAGAATTCTACAGCATTGATGCATCGGTAAAGTTTTCCATCGGGTCTAGTGCCAACGATGTTACGCAATGCGGAATGCTCGAAATCATGGCGCTGAATAAGAGCAATGATATAGTAGCCGGCATCCGAGCGTATAAGTCAAGTCGGGGGAAGAATGCGACTATCCAGTATGTTTGGCAGAATGAAGTCGTGGATAAGACGACCACCTTCAACGCAGACAACAAGAACAGCAATCTTACGGTTAAGATTGAGGGCGGATGGTACAGGATAGCCTACAAGTTCGGGAATGCTACGAGCGAATTCTACCCGTTCCCAGCTATTTACAATTTCGAGGACACGGACGTTACAAAGGTTGTTATTGCCGCTTACCAGTGGAAGGCGCAACCGCCGATGGATTGGTTAGGTGTGAGAAATCTATCGTTTTATGGACGACCAAAGACTAGTGAAAGCACGACAGAAATTCCATTCCAGAACGGCGACATCCTGACGGCAGACGGAAAGACCGCCACGGTTACCATGCTGAGGCACGGAAGCGACGAAGGCGTAAAGCGCCCGGACCTTGGAGCGCTGGGGAACGACTGGGAAACGCTAGTTTTAACGCCCGGAACGAATTCAGTTCACACGTCCTATTCGGCGTGGGCGGGGCAGCAACCATACATTAGGCGGTGCCGGTCGGATGAAGCTTATGGCAGGGATTACTACCAGCAGTTGGATTCCGATACGCCATACGACACCGGAATAGAATATTACAACTCATCGAAAGAGCGGGTATATCCGACCGAGGAAGAGTATAACGCAAACCCGACAAGCTATTATCAGTTCAGCGATGCGGGCACGAATCCGACCGTCTACTGCAATTCAAGCGGCACGGTGTACAGCACGCAGCCTACATACGAACAGTGGGCGGCGAATCCGTCGGAGTATTACGTGAGCGAATCAACAGCGCCAAAGTTCTCAATGACCTATAGAGAGGTATTCATATGATTTTATATTTTGCGGATAAGAATTTTAAAATTCTCGGAACGGCTTCAACCAGTTTGTCGGGTGGTTACGTTATCACCGAAGACACGAAAAAGGAAGAAGTGGAAACAGGAATTGCCACGCTCGATTGTACCGTCGCCTATACCGACGACACAAGGTCAGACATTGAAAGTTGGTGCCGGGCAGGTAATTACGTATTAGCCTACTACGGCAAAGACGATACAGCGGATGTGGATATCGTAAACCTATTCATGATTACCACAACGGAGCTGTCTGTATTGGACCATACCATCAAATTCGAATCGGAGGATTCAGGGTTAGACCTGCTGAACAACCTTGCTAAGGAGTACACCGGAACGGAGCAGATGAGCGCAGCGGATTACATCAATAAGTTCCTTGAGAAAACAGGTTTTCGATTGCGGAACAACAACGTTTCGGCGCTTCCGAAAAAACTTGAATGGACTAGCACTGACACTGTCACAAAGAGACTTGCAGATATTGCTGAGAAGATGGAGATTGAGCTTACCTATGGATTCAGCGTTAAAGGCTTGACCGTGTCGGATAGGTGGGTTGATATCGCAGATGAAACAGGGAGAGACACAAAAATCAATCTGTACATCAACAAAGAGGTGAACAATATCACCGTAAAGAATACCATCGAGAACCTAGCGACGGCACTTTACGCCACCGGAAAGGATAATTTAACTCTTGTCGGATTCACGATTCCGGAAGAGGATAAAGAAAAGTATCAGATTGACCCGGACGGAAACCTTGTATCCCTCGAAGCGCTTACAAAGTGGGCAAGAGTGGACTATTCAAGTAAAGAATCTTTCAGCGGTAATTTGTACCAGAAATTCGAATCCTCGGACACGGCTTCACAGGCAGACCTTTATAAATTGACAAAAGAAAAACTGGATTCCATTTCTGACATTGAGACCAATTACGAGGTGGACATTGCAGACCTGCCGCCGGGAGTCGGTATTGGTGACCGTGTAAACATTGTGGACGATGCCGGGAACACTTACATTTCCGGAAGAATCCTTGAACTTGAAACATCTGTCACCGACGGAACGAAGAAGGCTACACTGGGTGAGTATGTAATCAAGGATAGCGGCATTTCGGAGCTGGTGGAGAATCTAGCAAGCAGTTTTGCTAATCTGTCAAAAGTCCGGGAGCTGTACACATGGATTGCTTACGCCGATACTATCGACGGTGACGGATTCTCATTTTCCCCGGAAGGAAAAGAGTACCTTGGTACCGCCGTAAATCAGTTGACGGAGGAAGCCGGAACGGACCCGGCAGTGTATAAGTGGGTCAAAACCAAAGGCGAACAAGGGGAGCAAGGAATCCCCGGTGAAAAGGGACCAACCGGAGCGCCGGGCGAAAAAGGAGACCCCGGAGAAGATGGATACAGCCCAACTGTAGACCTTAGCACAGGCGAATCAGGAAGCACGGTGTTAACTGTGACCAATAAAACCGGACCGTCGAGCACGGAGCTTAAGGACCAAGCAGCCCGGAACGATGCTAACGATGCCCGCAATTATGCGGATAATTACATCAATTACGACGAAACCGGAACGATGATAGCAGCGGAAGCCGTAAAACCAATAGCAGCCACGAAAAACAACGTTCTACTCACCGATAAGGATGTACAGATTCGAGACGGTCAAAAGGTGCTTGCCTCTTATGGGGAGACCATTGACATTGGCGGGGAAAGCGAACAGCATGTAACAATCGCAAAAGACAAAATGGCGGTAAACGCCGGACCAGAAAGCTTATTCAGCGTTGACAGCTTCAAAAGCGGCACGGAAATAATCAGCACTTGGATTAATACAGATAAGCTTACGCCGACCGAAGATATCTACCCGGAAATATCAGACAGCATCGCTTTTTCGGTAGAAAATATAAATAGAACGATAGACCTAGACGGAAGCTATAGCTATTCGTATAATTACAGCTTCTATAATAAAGGAGCTAAGCGAGTATGGTTTGAGCTTGAAGGCGGAGGAACCATAACAATCAATGAGGCTGTTGGTGGTAATAGCCTCCATTACGAAGAATTTAGCAATAGCGGTAATGAGTACTATAACGGCTTCGAACTTGCTACAAGCGAAAAAATTACGAGAAAGGATATCATAGCGCTACGAGCCGCATACGATATAGAATTTAATCCGGCTATCGTGGACATTGGACAATATCGAACAAAAGACGTAATCAACTATATGGGCATGAATCTATATGACTTCAAAGCGCTCAAAATAGGGTCCGGAATTGCATCCGAAAACAACAGGAGAGATGCTTTCACGGTTGACTTTCTTGGAAATGGCTATTTCGGGAACACGCTGAACGTTGAGCAAGATATCCGTGCTATGTATGTAGGCGCAATGCAAATTGATGCTAATAAGATATCCGCTGAAAACATATCAGCGGACAACATTACGATGGATACTCAGAGCGGCACCGGGCACTCTAAAGGCAAAAAAGGAACCGTGACGGAAGTAAAATGGTCAATGTGCGGAAAAGTGGCGACCGTAGAAGCAACGTTTAAGGCGACTAGTAGTATTGCCGCCGGAACGGACATGTGTACAGGAACATTCACGGATATTCCCAAACCAACCAATAGTGCAAGAGGTGCTGGAGCCTACGGGAAGAATCCAATGATTTTTGGTTTCGGAAACACGGGAGTATACTTTGCGAGAAATTGCGGAACTGAAAGCATCGCTAGTGGAAAAACAGCAAAAGGCGTTCTTATATACATGACCGACGGCACCATGTTATAGAAAGGAGCAAGAATGAAATCAGAAAAACAGCTCTATCAGTGGGATGTGAATCAGTATTTAACAGAATTGCAACCAACAGCTCAATTCGTAGATTACCCGATGGGTAATGAGGTTATCAGAATCGATTTGACTTTGCTCTTTGGTGCCGGCAATGAACCAACCGCCGAACAATTCGAGGAGATGTTCCCGGCTGAATCGTACCCGTACAATCCGGGAGAAATCGTGTCTAGCACTACAACCGACGTGGAGATTGAAGGAAAGAATCTGTGGGACGATTCCAACCCGGCGTTCACGCAGGTGATGCTGAACGCTGGATTCTTGTACAATTCTGGCGTTTGGCATACTAATAACGTTGTATATTCCAGTGCTAATATTGGTACAATTCCGCCGCAATCGGTATTATCATATGACATTCTTGCGGATGTTGGCTTAAATGCAAGAATAGAATTGTTTTCCGGCGAAACCAGATTTTTGACACTCAAGTTAGAATCGACGGGGAAATGGATGCATCACAACATCAACATTCCAAGCGGAACGGTCATCGATAGAATTGTTGTGGATTATGCTAGCCGAGGACAGTGTTCAATTAAGAATATCCAGCTGGAGCGTGGCACCACCGAAACGGCGTACTCTCCTCACACAAAGCAATCACTTTCAACCGGTTTTCCGAAGCTCAAGTCTGCCGGCACCGCCCACGATGAAATCGACATGGACGGCGGAGAAATTCGGCGCAGTGTTGGTGTGGTGGATTTGGGCACGCTTGATTGGACATATAATAGCGAGTATAAGTTTATGTTTGTTGCGGTTGACGGAAAGCAAGCCGGTCATAATAACCTTATAATATCACGCTATAACCTATCACCGAACGAAGTGTGGCAGCAAGACAGCGACGGAGTATACGGAGGGAACAACCAAAACAATATCGTGTATATCAAAGACATGAACTATGTCGACCCGATAGCATTCAAGGCGGCGTTGAAGGGTGTCGTGCTACACTGCGAACTAGCAACCCCGACAACCGAGCCCGTCACCATCCCGGAAGCCCTGCAAGAATGGCTCCCGGTGGAACCCGGCGGAACGGTCACGTTCCGGAACAGCGACGAAACAAAACAGCTCCCGGTGCCGAATGCGGTCAGCTGGGTTAGAAAGTTGGACGAGGTGAATTGATATGGCAAAATTAGAAAAACTGTATGAGATTATCGACAAGGAAAAATTCGAGCCCGGTGGAACATTAGAAGAACGGGTGTCCGTGCTGGAAGAAGTGCTGCAGGAGCAGGTCATGGCGGTCATGACAACGAAGGAAGATGATTAGCGGAATGCCACCTATGCGGTGGCTTTTTCGTTGCCAAAATTTGAGAATGGAGGTGATACCATGCGAATGTACGTAACTACCGAGGATGTTCTTTGGCTTGCGGGTGCAATCGTGGCTATTTCAGCGGCGATTAAAGTTGTATGCGGCGCAATCGAACAATTCCGGAAGCCGAACAAAACACAGGATGCGAGAATAGCAGAATTGGAGCGGAAGGCTGTTAATGATTACAACCGACTCAACCAGTTGGAAGAGGGAAACATCATTACACAGCGGGCTCTTTTGGCTCTTTTGGCTCATGGGATTGATGGTAATGATATCGAAGCAATGCGGAAGGCGAAAGCAGAGCTGACGGACTACCTAATCGAACGCTAGGATTGCTCTACAGCGCCATTATTTAGCTTCTAACAGATTTAAATCAGTTAACCTTATAACTTATCACTAATATTAAAAAAACGCTTAAAACAGCGGAAAAGGAGAAGAAAATGGATATTTCTATTGTGAACGATTACTTTGTCCCGGCGGTAGTTGTGATGTGCCTTTGCATCGGCTACATCATGAGAAACTGGATGCCAACAGATAACAAGTGGATTCCAACGGTGCTGTTTGTCGTCGGTATCGTATGCGGAATCGTGGTAGACGGTCTGACCTTTACGGCGGTAGTATCCGGTGCTGTTTCCGGACTGGCGGCAGTCGGATTAAATCAGGCATTCAAACAGGCATTGGGCTTGAATGTTCGCCCGGACATTGAAACCACCGACGAAGAGGTGCAGGATTACGAACTGGCAGAGGAAGAGGATGAAGCAGAAGAAGGTGAAGATGATGAGTAAGACGATTGCGATACATTGCGGGCATGGCGTGAGCTTAGACGGAAGCTGGGATTCCGGTTGTGTATATAAGGGATATTCGGAAGCTAAATTGATGCTCGCCATCACGAAGGCGGCGGTCAAGTATTTGAGAGCTTCCGGTGTAAAGGTACAGTCTGATGCAGACCACGGCAACAATAAAAACATGATTGCCGATGTACGGCAGGCGAACAATTCCGGCGTTGCCATGTACTTGTCTATCCACTGTGATTATTCCGGCGCCCCGAAGGGAGTAATGCCGCTGTACGTGTCCGGAAGCGGAAAAAAGCTTGCTAAGTGCCTTGAAAAGACCATTAAAAAAGATATGGGTATGAAATCACGGGGAGTACAGAAGAGAACTGACCTTTTTGAGCTGAACGGTACGGACATGACGGCGTGCATCCTCGAAACCGGAAGCATTAAGGGCGATTTGGCTACACTGAGAGACCATCCGGACAAGTACGGAAAAGCCATCGCAAAGGGCGTGTGCAGCTACTTGGGCGTGCCTTTCAAGGATGGAAAGAAAAAGCCCAGTAAAGAAATCTACCGTGTAAGGAAAACATGGAAGGATGCAAAGAGTCAGAAGGGCGCTTTTTCGTCACTGGAAAATGCAAAGAAATGTGCCGATAAAAACGGCTACTCTGTTTTTAATAGCAAGGGGAAGGTGGTGTATCGTGGCAAAAAGTAGGAAGATTAACAGGAATTACGTTGTTATCAAGGCTGACCCCCTGCGGGTCAAGCCTTCTTACAAGTCGAAGCGGAAAAAGACCCTTGCGGTCGGTACGAAGGTACACGCAACCCAAATTAAAGGCTATTATATTTACGTTCCGGCACTTAAGGGATGGACCATCTGGAAAGACTCAAAGGGTAAGAAATACGTCCGTCTTGTCTCAGTTCCGAAAAGCACGAAGGCTGACAAGTTGCTGGCGGCACTGAAAACCAACGCCGCAAAGATGATTAAGGCACATGTGAAGTATTCGGCGAACCATGCTTGCAAGAGCCTAGCAAGCGCCTTGAAGAACAAGAGAACGAATTGTGCTACATATGTTTCTTTCGGCTTGCAGTCAATCGGCGTGCTTCCGAAAGGAAAATACATTTGGCTTGATACAAAAATTCACGGGTCCGGAAGCTCCATCATCCGGAAGAAGGCAAAAATCGCATACCCTCGGAAGTCGTGGAGGTATGCAAAGCTGAAAAAGGGTGACATTTGCGGTTTTGCCAATAAGCCGCATACCATGGTTTATGCCGGCAAAAGCAAACACGGCTATCCGTTGTGGTACTCGGCGGGCGGGTCCGATGTGAAAGCCAAAAACTACGGACCGAAACGAAAGAAAAGTTATGAGAAGCGAAAAATCTATGTGAGAATTCGGTTAAAATAATAACTAACACAGTAAGAGAACAAATGTTCTTGAAATGTGATGATTGGAGGTGTACAATAAACCTGTACATAATAGCGTTCAGAGTCATTATTGAGCGCCTCCTTTCTCATTTAACAATACGGTATTCAGAGAAAAGAGTCGGAGAAACCCGACTCTTTTTTCTATGTGACAAACTTGAGCGAATCAACGCTCACAATCAGCGTGTTCACGTTCCGTCTGTATTGGTTGAGCAAGTGACCAGTAATAACAAAGCAATCGGTGATATTAAACTTTGATGTGTCATAATCAACACAGCGAACAAATACGCCATTGCAGTCAAGAACAAAATAATCATCATACCTTCTAGCAAGCATTCCGCTTAATCGAACAAAATTAACCATTGATACGCTCCTTTCCTTACATTTGATACGTTGGATTGTATCGAAGTTGAAACAAAATCACAATTCTAAAAATACACCGAATTCAAATGAAAATGATTACATTTTTGTCCGATTGATATAAAATAAGGTGGGAGGTGTGAAAAATGACAGTTGGAGAAATTATGAAGTACACAAGGACGCGAGTAGGTAAATCTCAATCTTCCATGGCGGAAGCACTCAATGTAGAAGTTCGAACTATAGGTAGGTGGGAAAACGGAAAAAGCGAACCGACCGTGAGTGAAATGATAGAATGGTTTAGGACCGTTGGAGAGAACCCAATTCCATATATGTTCATATTGACATACCCTGATGAGTTTGCATTGGGAGAGAACGAAAATGCGGAAAACGTGGATCGCTTATACGAGTTAATGGCCGAAAACCTAACCGCCGAAGATAAGCTTGCATTGGTGTATATCTATTCAGGAAATCATGGGTCGAGTCCTGCTTCCGTGATACAACTCATGCTTGCTCATTTGTGCAACCCTTTAGGCGCACGTATTCTTGTAGCCGAACACATTCTAGAAGACTATAAGCTGAAGCTAATGAATGATGAAATAGAAGCTCCTGAAGAGTTTCGACCAAATCTAGCAATGCTTGAAAGAGCTATAGACGCTGCGAAAGAATCATACATAGACGGACGGAAGGGGTATAGCAGTCCTTCCCCCGAAGATGTAACAAGCGTGTAACAAAATAATTTATAACTTTATATAACAATGCATAACACCCCTATCGAGAAATGCGGAGTTTTCAACATTTTCGACAGAGATGTTATCGGGTGTTATCCACTTCACAAATAATAAAAATTTGTGAGAAGTTGATTGTAATCGTTGATATTAAAAGGTTTGAGGGTGATTGCTATAAAAAGTGTAACGAGAATGTAACATTTGATAAGATTAGTCGCACTTTTCCACAGATTGAGACAACATCGTTCCTAATGCTGACGCTATTTCGTCATCATTATTTTTTTGCTCGAATAAGTGCGTATATATACCTAGCGTTGTTGATATGTTTGAATGCCCCATGCGCTTAGAAACTATCTCGGGATTCACGCCTAATGAAATGCATATCGAAGCGTATGTGTGACGCAGTGCGTGGAAAGAGATTGGTTCAAGCCCTATTTTCTTCATATAGGATTGCAGCCGTGTTATGCATAGAGAAGCGTGAAAAGCTTCTCCGTTTTCTTCTTTCAGTAAATAGGGTGAATCAACCCACGCATTCCCATACCTTAGTTTGCTCTGTATGTGCTGTTTACGAAGTGCTATAACATCATCAACTACCAATTGTGGAAGTATGCATAGACGTTCACCGGAAGATGTTTTCGTTTCCTTGACGAACACTTCCCTTAAATTGGGTGAATACCTTGCACGCTTAATATAGAATCTTCCATCATCAGGAATTTCATCTTCCATTATTCCTAACACTTCCCCTTTTCGAAGCGATCCAAACAAAGCGAGTTCGAAACAGACTTTATAATCGAGTGGCAGTTCGTCTAGGTGTGAGCAGAAAACAGTGAAATCTTCAGGTGACAATATCTGTACTTCCTTTTTTCTTACGGAAGGAAGGCTTACATCGTGGCATGGATTCGTTTTAATTAGGTTCCATGTGACCGCAATAGAACAACAATTGCGAAGAAGGGAGTATGTGAAGCGGATTGTTCTCGGTGAAAGCTCGGAAGATAAATCATCAACCCACATTTGAAGGGTGCGAGGGGAAAGCTTTTCAAGGCGCAACAAACCGATGGTGTTGTCTATGCGGTTGCGCTGGTCGTTGTAGGTGTGAATCGTGTTTGGGGATTTATTGTTGATAACCTGACTCCATACAGCATTACACATGTCGGAAACAGTTCTGCATTGGGCGGATATTCCCGATATTGACTCAACCCATTCATTTATTTGATTGTGTAAATCTCGTTTTGTGGAAGCGTGAAACACTTTTGATTTCTGCTTCCTTTTTCCTACATAGTCGGTGTTAATATCAATCCACACTCTGTACTTATTCTTTTCAAGCTGTTTTATATGCATGACTACTTCCTTTTGTTAATCACAAAATCAATATAATCAGATACGTTTTCCATATCGGACGGCGATAAACTACCAATTTTATCACATAGAATGTCATAAGGTGTTTTTTCTCTATGTTCATCATCAAATGTTTTTAACTCATTCCAGCCTGTTAAGTAGGAAATAGAACAGTTTAAAACGGAAGCAAATCTCGGAAGCTTGCTTCTCGGTATATCCCCGGTCCCGTTTTCAATTTTGAATATTGAAGCTTTTGATTTATAACCCAACGCCCTTGCCAAGTCTTCCTGCGACATATCCATTGCCAATCTTCTGTTTTTTACTCTGTCTCCTATAGTTTCAATACTCATAATGCCACCTCCTAGCGCAATAATAGCATATAGCAAAAAAGTGAACAATAATTTTCAAAAAATTGGAAAAATACGTTGACTTTTGTTAGCCAAAATGTTATTATATGACTGTCAAAAGTAGTCAACGGAAAGGAGGTGCTTGATGGTAAATACTGAGCTTCTAAACTTGAAAATTAAAGAATCAGGACTTAAGAAAAGCCAGTTGTGCAAAGCGATGGGTATTACTTATCAGGCGTTTCGCCGTAAGAGAATCAATGCATCCGCTTTCACGTCACAAGAAGTAAACACGCTGTGCGAATTGCTTAACATTAGAACAATGGCAGAAATGAAGAAAATTTTTTTTAGCCAAAACGGCTAATTTTCGTAGCCAAAACGGCTAAAAAAGTAAACGCAAGGAGGCTGTGATGTTTGTGAAAGTATCAGAGTTCGCGGAAATCATGGGGATTAGCACGGTGTCTGTATACCGACTTATTGAGAGCGATTCAATCCCGTACTACAGAGTTGGGAAGTGCATTCGACTCAATATTGATGATTTTCGCAAAGGAAAGGAAAAAGGTTATGAAGAGCTTGAGATTGAAGGTTAAAAAGTTCCTCGAAGAGGAAGCGGCTGAGGAGTACAACGGCGACACCGTGGGAATGTACATCGGAGGCACAATCGGAACACTGATGATGGTAGCAATGATTTTAATGGGAGGTATGTAAGTGATTAAGACGGATGAATTTGGAATGGTAACCGTTGGAGGAATGATTGATAGCCTGTTCGCTGAGTATGCAGCCGCTGGAAGGGCAATTGCTAGAGGTGCAATTTCAAAAGGGTACGACGAAAGAGTACTGAGAGTGGCGTTTGAAGCCTGTTTCAGCATGGTTATGGAAGTATTGGAGAAGGAGGAACAGTAATGAAAATTCACAAGGAAATCGTATGGAACTACGAGGGAAACCCACCGGAAGATGGAACGTACCTTGTGGCATATGGAATGCCGTACATCAACTACGTTATGACAGATGATTACACGGTGGATTATGGATGGGGTACATGCCCGTTCCTCGAAATGGAAGTGAGGGGTCAGCACCCCGAAGGCATGAGAGCTTGGGCGGAGTTTCCGTTCTAGGGAGGTAAAAAGGTTATGAAAAATCAGGAATACATTGACTTGACGAAGAAGTACCGCTGTGAAGAGTGTGGAGCGGTATACACGGAGGACGACATTACAGAGGACACTGAGGTGCTGTTCGACTGTGGAGAGCATGAGCAGACTTTCCATTACTGCCCGTGCTGTGGAGAGAGAATCGTGACTGAGGATTACTACTTCGAAGCGGACGAACTCTCAAGAAGCGACATTGAGAAGGAATGGAACAGCGATTATATGAGAATGGCTTGGTAAGGAGGTACGAGATGGCTATCAATTATGAACAGATTAAGGCGGTTAATGCAGAACTTAAGACAACCGATGTTAAAGGCAAGGACTATGCGGAGGTTCCACAGCGTGTGACCGCTTTCCGCAAGCTTTACCCGATGGGAAGCATCAGAACGGACATTGTTTCCCTCGAAGATGGTGTGTGCGTTATCAGAGCGGAGGCATGGACTAAAGACGATGAAGGCAACGACATTCTGCTCGGAACAGGTCTTGCCTACGAAAAGGAAGGTTCTTCTTTCATCAACAAGACTTCATACATCGAAAACTGCGAAACATCGGCTGTTGGAAGAGCGCTCGGATTCTGCGGTATCGGAATCGACACTTCCATTGCCAGCGCAGAAGAGGTGCTGAACGCAAAGGAAAATCAGAAGGCAATGCAGCCGATTTCAAAGTCTGAGTGCAGAGTGCTTGAACAGATGATGGAAGAGCTGGGAACGGACACCGAAAAGTTCCTGAAGTACTACAAAGTAGAGAAGATTTCGGACATGACCAAAGCGGATTATGTTCACGCAAGCAAGGTTCTGAACAGCAAAATCGACAAGGCGAACGCTTGATGAAGTCGATACTACAGGATCGCGAATCCGGATGCCTATTCTGTGGGAATCCGAATACGGAAGAACATCACGTATACGGCGGTGCTAATCGGAAGAACAGTACCGCCTACGGAATGATGGTTTATCTGTGCCACGCTCACCACAATGAGCCGCCGCACGGAGTACACCATAACAGGGAATTAAACGATAGATTGAAGTCATGGGCGCAAGTACGTTTTGAAGAAGCGTACCCGAACATAGAATTTACGGAGGTTTTCGGAAGGAACTATGCGGATAAAGAATCTGAATCTTCAGACGACACTGTGGAGCGCACAACTAACGATTGAGTGTGACATGAAGGAAGCTGCGGAGCTTCAGAGAATCATTGATGAAGCTGGGAAGGTAGATTCTGAGGCGGAATACACGGTCTCTATCAAGCGGCGAAAGAAGAAAAGGTCACTGGACGCAAACGCTTATATGTGGGTGCTTTTGAAGGAGTTGGCTTTTAAGGTCGAAAATAGCCCTATAGAGCTTTATAAGTACTATGTAAGGGGATTCGGTCAATATTATGTAATCCCTGTGCGAGAGGACGCGTTAGAGGCCTTCTCGAAGGTGTGGAGCAGTCACGGTATAGCATGGTTTGTTGATGATATTGGACCATGCCGAAGAACTGCCGGTTACCACAATTTGAAAGCGTATTACGGAACTTCGGAATACGATACAAAGTCAATGTCAAGATTGATTGATGAAGTCGTTCTTGATTGCAAGGCTCAAGGCATCGAAACAATGTCGAGAGAAGAAATTAATTACTTACTGGAAGGAGAGAAGCATGAACAAAGTAATTGAGATTGGTCGGCTGGGGAGAGACCCTGAGCTTACATACGGCGGAGCACATAAGGACACGGCTATATGCAAGTTCACAATGGCTGTGGATAGACCGACGGAGGGTACAGACTGGATTCGCATTATCGCATTCGGAAAACAGGCGGAGAACTGTAACAAGTACCTGAAGAAGGGAAGCATGGTAGCGGTCGATGGAAGAATTCAGACTGGTAGCTACGATGGCAAGGACGGAAAGAAGGTTTACACAACCGATGTTGTGGCAAACAGAGTCGAGTTCTTGACCAAACCGAACAGCGACGGACACCGGGAAGAACAGAGAAGCGAAAGTGTAACCGACGCATTTATCGGAGTGGACGATGATTTGCCTTTTTAGGAGGTGGATATGATTAACGACGGAACTTACATCACAATTCAGGGGTGGATGAGAACAGACTTAAAGCTATCAGGGAATGAGCTTATTGTCTATGCGATTATCTACGGATTCTCACAGAACAAGCAAGGAGAGTTCACCGGATCGGTACAATACTTAGCTGATTGGGTTGGGTGTACAAAGAGAACCGTTACCACGATTCTTAGAAAATTTGTAGACGAAGAGCTTGTTAAGAAAACAGTGGTTCAATTAGACAACAACTCAAAGCGAGTGTCCTATCAAGCCAATGTGGGGGTAGGAAAAAATTTCCTAGGGGGTGAAAAAATTTCCCAGGGGGTAGGAAAAAATTTCCTAGGGGGTAGGAAAAATTTTC